CGTTTTGACAAGCTTTCAACCCTGACATCCAGTAGCAGCCAGACCAGCGATCCGGGACCAAGAACTTGTTCGGCTAATGGTTGTGAAATTACGTATCAGACGTTAGTAAACGAAGGGTTGTTGCCTGCGGGACATACTGGTATCAACATGCAAAAGTCTTCTTATAAGATTCTGTTAAAACGCGCTGGCACCACCCCCAACTACGTTATCAATGGACTCGTTATTACAACATTGCCTTGGTCAGAAGGGAACCGCATTCGCTATGATTTGTTAGGCAAAGCCATGCAAGCCGCTGGCATTGATAGTGGTATGACGCAATCAGCTACGGTTGCATCGGGTACGGCTGGTCAATGGACTGAAAACCAAAATAATTATAGTGGGATTAATGCGGCAGGGCTGTTGGCCTATCGTGTTGGATATGACAGTTCTATGTATTCCGTTTACCTGCGTCGAGATGGCACATTGCCAATGACGGGTGATCTCAATATGGGTGGTCAGAGTATTAATAATGCCAAAGACATTACCGCATCGGGTGATGTTAACGCGACCTCGTTTAACGGCACTTATGGGCGCTTTGCCAAGAACGTCAATGTGTCTGAGGATTTAAATGTTATTGGATTTTCCACCTTTGGTAAGAACGTATCGATGAACAGCCAGCTTACGGTAAAAAACGGCATCAACTCTGAAAGCTATGTTTCAGCCAGAACCCAAGCCAGCAAACTTCAGATTGGTGGCGGTGGCACCAGCGATCCGAATATGATTCTGTTGAATGTATCAGGCGGTGCAGGTGATGGCTATCTGTCTCTGAATGGGAATAACAACTCCTCAGTGAAGCTGGATATCTGGGGAAGCCAGAGAGTGAGAGGCGACCTCACATTATCGGGTTCAAATGATGGAAAAACGACAGGAGCGATTTCTGCATCAGGAAATATTACGGGTAAATATTTGCAGCCTGCTTCAATATCAATTGCGGGTGAGGTTTGTTCGCCTGATGGTCTGATAAGCAGGGATGAAACAGGCGCGATATTGTCCTGCCAGAATGGGGAATGGAAAGGAACAGGTGGCGGGAGTATCACCCGAACAGCCACTGACAGTTTACGTTTTCAGTCCACGGGGGATTTTAACTATCTCAATGTTTTTGTAGCGTCAAAATTTTATCCGGCAGATGGTACACACACCGGTTCAGCCACGTTTAATGTTCTGGTAGGGGGCAAGACGGTGGGACAAATCACGACTTCCATTACGGTCTGGAAAGCGGGAAGCCGTGGACATTACTGGGGTTATGAAAATACGGGCGCGGCATTGCGTATGTTTACGACGACAGTAAAACAGGGCGATGTTGTTCAGGTGGTTATGGCAAATTCTGGATTTCATAGCAGCAGTGATATCAGCGTTTCATTATCTCAGTAAGCGTAGGGGGAATAGGGATTTTTGACAGGTTTATGACTTAATAAGAAATAATATCTGAACCTAAATAAAAATCTTATTCATCATCTCTGTATCGACGCCTGATACGGGTTTCGGTATTGAACCATCTATAAAAAGCGCCCAAAATCCAGCCCTCAAAAGGAATAGTTTACTGTCAAAGGAAAATGACAATGCCGGGTGCTGCCCGTCTTAATGATATTGGAAGTGGTCATGACTGCTTCCCTGAAACCCCGATAACCGAAGGCAGTCCTGACGTGATTATTAATGGTCAGCCAGCCGCTCGTAAAGGTGATACCGTTCTGCTCCACGGTTGTCCCTGTCCCAATGCACCCCATGGTGTTCATTCCCGAAAAATCGCTGAAGGTTCATCGACCGTCATTATTAACGGTAAAAATGCTGCGCGTATTGGGGACAGCATCAATTGTGGTGGTGTCATCACATCTGGCAGTGGCAACGTCATCATTGGTGATACACCCCATCGTTCTCCGGTTCAGGAATGCGCGAAACAAGCAGCATTGACCCGTGCGCCATTGCTGGCGTTAACACCGATGCTGGCCGTCGAGCCTGTTTTTGCCAAATCCTGTTTACGTGGTGCTGGGTGTACCGATGCGGGAACAGGAGAAGAGCCACAGGGCAACATAGGGGAAATGAGTGTCTATTTCTCTGAGCCTGTTGGTGAGTCGAGCACTCTGGCTGATAAACCGGGTGAAGTGAAACAGTATGCGCAGGCGGCGAAAAAGAAAAACACGTCTTCTGTTGTTTCTCCTCCTCAGTCATTTGCCGGAAAAAACGAACCGTCACCTAAGACCCCGCCCGGCGCGATTAACAAGCCTCAGATACCCCAGATGGAGCCTTGGTATAAAACGGTTTTTGATCTGTTAGTGGGTAAAGCGGATGCGGCAACGCTGCCGCCCCCTCAACAAGTGGTCATGGCAGGTACGGCAGCACAGGCGGGTGCGACCGCTGCTGCGGGTGGCGCTGTAGCGCAGGCTAATCAGGATGCAGCAAAGGCACTGACACATCAGATGAAACGCCTTTCTGGTCCATCAATCTGGCAAGGCCAGTTGCAGATGGCGCAAAGTTTCCTGCTGATGGGAGCATTGATTCAGCAGCACCTGAAAGGTGAAAAAGACGATCTGCTGACACCGGAAAAGCTACTGGAGGTAGCGAAGAAGCAGGGAACCGTCCCCAGTCGCGTGCGTTATCGGTGGATGGAAGATGAGGAGACAGGTAAGTTAAAGGCGGTTGGCTACCACACCAGTATGGAAAGCGGGCGCGATCAGGTGCGTGTCCGACTTCTGAAATATGATTTCCCCAACAACCGCTATGAGTTCTGGGAAGAGGGGGCAACCGGACCAACGATTCTATGGACACCGGATAATCCGGGTGTGGAATTACCCACGGATACGGCACACGGCGAACAGCCTGTTATTCCGTCAGCAGTGCCGGGATTTGAAATTCCAGAGATAGATGATGTCAGTATTCTTGCCACTCCGATGCCGGACGAGAAAGGTTTTCGGGATTACATTCTGGTGTTCCCAGAGAATGCGTTTCCACCGATTTATATCTATTTGAGTAAGAACCCGCTTGATCCAATCTGGACTCGAAGAAAGAAAATTACGGAGGTTAGAAATGCTTACAAGCATTGGGAAAAACATGGGTATGAGTTTCCTGAATTAAAGAATGCAAAGCAATATGTTGATGCCGCTCATGATTTTATGAATAACCCTCCCGATGGAACGTTAACTAAAACTCGTGACAACGGTGATGAACTTTTCTATCATCCAGAAACTAATATATTTGCTTCAAAATCTAAAGATAACGCGCCTCGGACAATGTTTAAGCCCACAGACAAAATGGATTACTGGAATGACCAATGAATATGATTACCCCTGTCCATGCTGCGGCAAGGATGAATTTGAAGTGTTAGGTGAATATGATATTTGCTCTAATTGTGGATGGGAGGATGATCCTTTTCAGTCTAAGAATCCTGATAGAAGTGGAGCAAACAAGATGAGTTTAAATGAGGCTAGAGAAGCTTTTAAAAATGGCCAAAAAGTTGAATAGTGTAATGGTATGAATAAATGGCGAGTTATTCTTTATTTGATGTTATTTCTTTAAAAATGATTTTCCAGAGGAAGGGTTGAAAAAAGGAATGCTAGGGGCTATTGTTCAAATTTATAACGACCCATTCCCCGCATATGAGATAGAGTTTTGTGATGATAATGGTGAAACACTGGCTTGTATCACATTAACACCAGACTGTTTCAGTAAGGTTGATTTTAAAAAATAGTCTGATGATTTAGCTATTAAAATAAAAATCTCATAACGATGAACTGTAATCAAAAAAATTAAATAGCAGCACACACCGATTGTTGTGTGCTGCTCACTTTTCTGCATAATTAAAGCTGTGGCCTTAATGTATTATCCTCATGCCATTTCCTTAGTCTACTGGGATCATTTCTGGCGTATGAAAAGTGCGGAATAACAGATCAAGTCGTTCCCAAAGAACGAAGATCAAAATCTCTTTTGCCTTGGGTTCATCCAGTTCAACAACGGCGTAAATTAATGCCCGACACTGATCGATGATTTCTTCCAGTTCCAGCGGTGTGTTATCGAACATGATAAGCCTCCGTTGCTGGATATGGCAAAAAAGCAGTAGCCAGATGCAGATTTTCAGGAAGGGAATAGGTAAACTGACAGACAGCCATAGCGTTATCCTTGTAACGTTGAGGTTAGCCCTTGTCTGGTATTGCAGTACCTTTCAGGGGCGAAATTAGTGTTCATCGGTTGTCCTGTGTACAGGGAAACCTTTCAGGTTGCAATGTAGTCTTAGTGATATTGCTAGTCAATTCAATTAATTAGTTCGATATTAAGAAAACCCACCGAGAGTGAGTTTTTCGGCTTTTAAGTTTACATCGTCACGGAACTGATTGATGAAGTGGCGGAGAATACTTGTATAAGTATGGGGAATTGGTTTAACCAATTGGCTAATCAGAAGCTTAGATAACAGAGGGTTTAACGACGAAGAGATGCGAGTTTCTGTTATTTCTGTGATGAAGCCATAACCGTTTGAACTAACTGTATTTATTAGAATAAGGATATATTTATAAATGGCTTTAAAAACTGGTCGTGTTTTTAAATATGGAAACCAGCCGATAAGAAAAACTACTGTTGAGGTAGTAAAAAAACTGGGAGGGTCAGCTACGGTATCTGAGGTGGATGATTATCTGAAAGCTAAATTTTTAAATTATAAAGATAATACCTATCTGAATCTTATTGCTAATTCAGTTAATTGTAATAGGAGCTATTGGGGGTTTAATAAAACAGCACGACGGTCTGACGATGAAACTCATCGCCATCATGAGTACGATAAATTATACAGACGTGGTGATAGGTATGAAATCTATCAGCCTTCTATACACGGCGTATGGGAGCTGTATGAAGATATCTCCGGGAAATGGTGCTTCAGGGAGGTCGAATCTACGGATGAAGCGAAACGTCTCCAGATGGAGTTCGAAATAGAAGTAAGGAAAGCCTCTCAATTAACTTCTCAGGAGCGTAAACAGCATTTAGCGGTAAGTAATATGCCGGAAATGAAGGAAGTTATTACTAAAATTTTTATTCGTAATCCGTATGTGGTGGCCGAGGTGCTACATAGAGCACAAGGAAAATGTGAACTTTGCAAACGCAATGCGCCATTTCTTCGTGGTAAAGATGGTACCCCATATCTTGAAGTTCATCATTGTGTTCTGCTATCTCAAGGAGGAGAGGATACGGTTGAAAATGCAATTGCTGTTTGTCCAAATTGCCATAGACAAGCCCATTTGGGCTGAAATTATTATTTAATGGCTTAAAAATGTCCCTAAGCATACCTGAAAGTTCATTCATGTGCGAAATTCAAGAGATATCTCCCCATACTTATCAGTATTAGGGGAGATAAATGATCTACGGCTATGACCAATTGGCAAACTCAAACGGCCTTACCATCCCGTTGCTGTTAGCATCCAGAAAATCAGCCCACCATTGCAACATGAGGCGGCGTTGTTCAAGATGCTTGGCCTTGTGGGTGTAGGCAGCGCGAACGTTATTCTTTTCCATGTGGCTCATCTGAAGTTCAACCACATCTTCAGACCAGATGCCCGATTCAATCAACGCGCTACAAGCCAGCGTTCGGAAACCATGACCGCACAGATCGGTTTTGGTGTCATAGCCCATTTTGCGCAGTGCCTTGTTGATGGTGTTTTCACTCATCGGCTTCATTGCATCATAACAGCCTGTCAGGATAAAACCGTCATCACCGTTAACGTCATAGGTGAGGTCTTTTAGTTCTTCCAAAATTGCCAGAGCCTGATTACACAGAGGAACATAATGCTTCCTGCGCATTTTGGCACCACGTCCAGAATGCTTGATCCCTTCAATAGTTTCACGCTGTTCAGGGATGACCCACAAGGCGCTTTTGAAATCGATCTCTGACCAACGGGCAAAGCGGAGTTCACTTGAGCGAATGAATATCAGCAGATTGAGTTTTATCGCAAGCAGGGTCAGTCTGCTACGGCCTTTATAGGCTTCAATGCGTTCCAGCAGGGTAGGTATCTCTTCTAGCTCGATAGCGGGGCGGTGTTCCGTCTGAGGCTTCTGAACCGCGCCTTCCAAATCATAGGCAGGATTGAAACGGATCATCTTTTGTTGGACGGCATAACGCATGATGGCAGTGGCGTACTGTTTCACCCGCATAGCAATTTCCAGATAACCCAGCTTCTCTATCTTTTTGATAGGAATCAGCAGATCGCCTGTATCCAGTTCAGCAATATCTTTTTCACCAATGTAAGGGAACAGATAAGTTCCCAGTCGTGTCCAGACAGAACGCTGATAATCTTCCGACCATGTGGTTTTAGTGGCAAACCAGCTTTTGGCGACGGTTTTGAAAGCGCGGGTATTGTTACGCTTCTCTTGAATGTTTTTGTTGTCAGCCTGCTTTTTGGCACTGGGGTCAATACCAGCGGCTAACAGCTTTTTTGCTTCATCCCGGCGTTGTCTTGCATCAGCCAGTGAAACAGCAGGGTAGACGCCGATGGAAAATACCTTCTGTTTCCCTTCAAAGCGATAACCCAACTGCCAGTATTTTGAACCGTTGGGATGAACCAGCAAATAGAGGCCGAACCCGTCAGTGAGCTTCACCGCCTTTTCTGACGGCTTGGCATTTTTTACTTTAGTATCAGTAAGTGACATGACGGTTCCCTCCGGTTGCTGGTAAAAACGAAATCGAACCAGCTTTACCAGTATTTTTACCAGCAAAAGGGTATGGCTTCGAGTGTTTTTGAGTGAACGAGGACGAACCTGAAGAAGGGGATAACCAATTGATTAAAAGCAAAAAAGCAGACGTCAGTGAACGTCTGCTTTCTTTAAATTGGCTCCTCTGACTGGACTCGAACCAGTGACATACGGATTAACAGTCCGCCGTTCTACCGACTGAACTACAGAGGAATCGGTTAAGTGCGATGGATAATAGCGGTAGCGTTTCAGGTTGTCAAAGGCTGTTATCGATAGATGTGTTTGATTGTCGAACTAATAACCAACATATTGAAATTATTACTCAAGTTGAACATAGAAAAGCGGTGAAATATGCCGGCTAGCGGGCAGTGTTGCACCCTAAAATAGCAGGTTTTGCTTTAGGATGGTGCAGACAGGTACTGGCTTGATGACGAGTTACCCATACAAAACTAGTCGAGTTGGTTAGCAGAATCATTTCTTTTCCTTATTTTACCTGTGGCTTATCAAGGAGGTATCACTTTTTCTTAGGTATAGAAACATAATATGGCGCGCTTTTTGCTACCTCTTTAGGGTAACTACTCAGGAGGCAGACATGAATCTTAGACGGCTCAAATACTTTGTGAAAATCGTTGATATCGGTAGCCTTACACAGGCTGCTGAGTTGTTGCATATTGCACAACCGGCGCTGAGCCAGCAGGTCGCGACGCTGGAGAGTGAACTCGAAAAACAACTGCTGGTACGGAGTCGGCGTGGTGTTACGCCTACCGAAGCGGGGAAAATTCTTTATTCTCATGCACAGACGATATTGTCACAGTGTGAACAAGCAAAGGATGCGGTGAGTGGCGCACATCAATCAATGAGTGCGTAAATGTAACTATAGGGCCAGCTGTTTCCCGATAGCTGGCTACCAATCTGGTTTCTTTGTTTGACGTTCTGTCAAAAACAGTATCTTTATTTTTCTGTGAATTTCATCACATATTCATGATTTTGGTGATTTTCTTCAAAATAGTTATTTTTTGTTCAAAAAAATAAAATGCTTTTTTAATTTTTTTATTTGTTTGCTTTATTTATCTGTAAATTCATTTCATTACTGTAGTGTGAATATGATTTTCTTAAAATGATAATAGACACTAGCGGTCAGGCCATTCACAGTGTTACATTAATCTTCGTTATGTTTCTCTAATCCTGTGCGACAAAGAACGGGTGTTGCCTTATGGATGTATGACGGTTATTTTTTTGATTAAGGAGTTCAAATGAATAATATCCTCTCTCATCTTTTAATAAAGCTGGCAGAAAAGGAAGTTGGAGAAAAAGCGCTTAACGCTAAGATTGAATCGTTAGAAATGCTGATCTCTGCGATTGTCTCAACGCTGGATGACGGTAAAATCAATGAGTTAAATAGAAAAATAGAAGGTGTTGTTGCTGATGCTTCGCAGCGGAAAGATGAGTGCAATTACTTAGCCTTCGAACTATTAGCTAAAAACATCAATCGCATCACAACCGTTTCATTACGAGAATAACTTTTTTATATATCAATGGTGGCGACATTAATTGACCGCATATTAATTTCCGTACATCAATTGAGAATTGTTTATATTCAATAATAGAGAGTACTTGTGCTATGCGTGATTTTCCTGAAAGAAATTAAAGGCGCTGACATTGTCTGCGCCTTTCGTGCATTTACAAATTTTACTTCCCGTCAATAGCTTGCTTTTTCCGACGAATAAACTGATAAGCAATAGCCAGAACAATAAACCATAACGGCGTGACAACGAGCGCTTGTCGTGTATCTGGTTGCAATGTTAACAGTACAATAACGAAAGCGAAAAAGGCCAAGCATACCCAGCACATGAAAATACCCAACGGCATTTTATAGGATGATTCTGTATGCAGTTGCGGGCGCTTTTTACGATATGTTAGGTAGGAGCACAGGATGATACTCCAGATGAACATGAATAAAATTGCGGAAACGGTTGTCACTAGTGTAAATACGGTCATCACGTTCGGTATTAGATAGATCAACACCACGCCGGAAAGTAAACAAATGCAGGAAAACATCAGCCCTGTGGAGGGGACTGAGCGTTTAGATAGCATACCGAAACTTTTTGGTGCATCACCTTGTTTAGCAAGACCAAAGAGCATGCGACTGGTTGAGAATACACCACTATTGGCGGAAGATGCCGCAGAGGTCAGTACGACGAAGTTGATCATACTGGCAGCCGCGGGTAAGCCGACAAGGACAAACATTTCCACGAAAGGACTACGATCCGCAGTAATTGCACTCCACGGCGTCACAGACATAATCATGATTAACGCAAAAACATAGAACATGATGATGCGAATTGGGATGGCATTAATCGCGCGGGGTAACACGACTTTCGGATTTTTAGTTTCAGCTGCGGTCGTACCTACCAGTTCGATGCCGACAAATGCGAATACGGCTATTTGAAACCCGGCAAAGAAACCGCTAATCCCTTTAGGGAACATTCCGCCATCATTCCATAGATTAGTAAAAGAGGCGACATTTCCAGATGGAGAAGAAAACTGAATCATGACCAGCGCGACACCGACCACAATTAGCGCGACGATAGCGACAATTTTTATCATTGCAAACCAGAATTCCATCTCGCCAAACAGTTTCACCGTCGCCAGATTTAGCGTAAGTAATAGCAGAACGCAAAGCAGGGAAGATACCCACTGCGATAAATCAGGGAACCAGAACTGAGAGTAAGCGCTAATGGCTACGACATCGGCAATCCCGGTTACTACCCAACAGAACCAGTAAGTCCAGCCGGTAAAAAAACCAGCCCATGGTCCAAGCAGATCGGCAGCAAAATCACTGAATGATTTATAGTTGAGGTTGGAGAGTAATAATTCTCCCATCGCGCGCATGACAAAAAACAGCATAAAGCCAATGATCATATAAACGAAAATGATCGAAGGGCCAGCCATGCTGATTGTTTTGCCTGAGCCCATGAATAGCCCAGTGCCGATCGCTCCGCCGATGGCGATGAGTTGAATATGACGATTAGTCAGATTCCGTTGCAGTCCCTCTCCTTGTTCAGGGGCAAGGTCTGCGGATTCTTTTGATTGTTCGACCATTTAAGTGCACTTTCCTGTTTCTGTCTGTGATGTGTTTTGAGCTCTTTGGCGGCTCTCGTTTGCGAAAATCGAAGAGAATAAGATAGCGCAACCGCAGGACTTATTACAGCGGATGTCTGATACAGCCGAGCATAAACAGGGCAGGTAATGATGCCAGATACTGCTGTATGTTTTTCGCCCTAATAATGAAGAAGATATAAAATAATGAGGAGTATAGATATTAGGTCGTGCAGGTTAACAAAATTGCCTGTTGCTAACAATGCTATTATTGCGGCATAAAAAATTAATATGAAGTGTTTGACAGGCGGGCTAGGGAGGAGAATAATCTCCCCCGTTGGGTCGTTAGCTCAGTTGGTAGAGCAGTTGACTCTTAATCAATTGGTCGCAGGTTCGAACCCTGCACGACCCACCAACGATATCAATAAGTTAAGAATATTTTTTGACTTGTTATCATTTTGTTCTCTCATTTGTTATTTAATTTACACTCGTCTGTTTTTTAATTTCTCCATTTTCATTAGCTCTTTTTCTTTCGTTTTTATTTCATTCTACGACTCTTTCCACTTAATACATTCGATGATTTCTTGTGTGCCTTTTATTCATATAACGTATTGCCATTGAGAGAAAATATAACGCAATTGGTGGTTCAACCGAAAATCGCTGTTCCGTTTGGGCAAGATGTGTCTCTTGTGCCCTGAAGAGTCTCGAGAAAGTGCTATGCTTTATGGATGGAAGAGACGATAGATCGTATATGATGCTACGAGTTTGCACAGGACTGCGTTCACATCCACTGGGGCGGCGTTTAGAAGTAGCTGGAGCTTCCTGGTTAGCCATAAGCAAGTTTCTGCTTGATTTCGGAGGTTCATATGGGATTCGAAAAATTACTGGCTGTCATAGAAAAAAGTCACCAGGACCCAAAATCAGTTATCTCGTTGTCTGAATTGAGCCAGGCAATCCATGAGATAATTTGTACGGAAAGTTCAAAAGAGTACAAGATAAATGAGTGCTTCACCGAACTGAGGGAGTTGGTTGATGAAAGAAAGGCACTCTCTAGGAAACAGTTTTTGGATAAGGCATTGGTGACGGAATTAACACAATATAAAAAGAAAGAAGAGGCGCTGCTTTTGAAACTCATCAGTATTGGAAATAAATAGACGAGAGTCTCTATTTATTAAATTTAAAAGAGTAATGCTAATTATCGCTACACCGCCAGATCAAATTACTGAGATGGCGGTGTAGCAAATAGTGCTATTTTCGGTAGATTGTTTTGATTTGCTTAATCGTGTTATCAAAAACAGCAGCCTGCTCAGCGTCTTCCAATTGAGCAATATATCTTTCCATATTGATGATCACTTTACCGGCATCTGCCTGGCCGATTGCTTTTAATAACAGTGTAACCATCGCTTTCAGACAGGTAACCTCATGGGCCAGAGTTTCAGCGGATGCGGTAGTAGAAAAATCTACGTTGCTCATGTTTTCTCCTCAACAAGAAAAAGGTGTTTTCCTCCGCCTGCTGCGGCGTTACCGCTGGCACGACAGGCGGGATAAGATAGTGAGGAGTATAACATAAAGCATATTGTAGATTGATATTATTCGCGGATAACACCGTTTTAGTGACTGTTTTTTATGCATTTAATTTATTAGAATAGCGCTTATATTTTGGATGCCATTTTGTGGAAAAGGTTATAGATGTGTTGTGCTTAATACATACCATATTCACTATGGACGCTTTTCTCTGAATATATTATTTGTATAATATCGTTGTAGGCGATGATGTGATGCTTAATCACACGTTGCTTACAATAGTAATTTTTCATTGACATTCAGAATATAAAGCCAATTACATGCCATTTGGTTTGTTTTCTACACATTTTGTATCATTAAACAGTTTATACTGTGTGGCGTATTTGAAATGTTAAGAGTGTGATCAACATGCGTCTTCAGGCTAGCGATATATTGTTATGATCGGGAATGTGCTTTATTCCTTCTTGGCATATTTTAAAATACTTATTCATATAAGTCAGTGTTCATTATTGTTTGAAACCAACGTAGTATCACCTGCAAGCAACTTTTCATGTAAGTGTTACTCCCTTTTTTGGAGAATTATTCTTTGATTAGCGTTTTTCTTGTTGATGACCATGAACTGGTGCGGGCAGGGATACGACGCATTCTTGACGATATCAAAGGTCTGAAAGTGGTTGGTGAAGCGTGCTGTGGTGAGGATGCTGTCAAATGGTGTCGAAGCAATGATGTTGATGTTGTTTTGATGGACATGAGCATGCCGGGTATCGGTGGGCTTGAAGCGACGCGTAAGATCCTACGATTTACGCCAGATATCAAAGTCATTATGCTCACTATTTATACCGAGAACCCATTGCCCGCTAAGGTGATGCAGGCGGGTGCTGCGGGATATGTGAGTAAAGCGGCTGCCCCTCAGGAAGTGATCTCCGCTATTCGGGCGGTGCACGCGGGTAAGCGGTATATCGCTTCTGATATTGCTCAACAAATGGCATTAAGCCAGTTGGAACCGCAGACGGACGCGCCACTGGAATGTTTGTCTGAACGCGAATTACAGATTATGCTAATGATAACCAAGGGTCAGAAAGTGACTGAAATCTCAGATCAGCTCAATCTAAGCCCTAAAACAGTGAACAGCTATCGTTACCGTATGTTTAGCAAGCTGAATATCAATGGTGATGTAGAGTTGACGCATCTGGCTATCAAGCATGGGCTTTTTACCGCGGAGACATTGTTAAGTAGTGAGTGAGAGTTTCGATGCTTCGGCATTTTTAAAAACGGTAACGAGCCAGCCTGGGGTCTACCGGATGTATGATGCCGGCAATACGGTCATCTATGTCGGTAAGGCAAAAGACTTAAAAAAACGACTTGCCAGCTATTTTCGCAGTCATGTCGCCAGCCGTAAAACCGAGGCGTTGGTCAAAAGCATCAATCATATTGATGTCACGATTACGCATACAGAAACCGAAGCTTTACTGCTGGAACACAATTACATCAAACTTTATCAGCCGCGTTATAACGTCTTGTTACGCGACGATAAATCCTATCCTATGATTTTCCTGAGCGGTGATGTTCATCCGCGTCTGACAGTTCATCGTGGCGCCAAGCATGCGAAGGGCGAATATTTTGGCCCGTTTCCTAACGGCAATGCAGTGCGTGAAACGCTACTATTGCTGCAAAAACTGTTCCCGGTGCGTCAGTGTGAAAATAGTGTCTATCGCAACCGTTCTCGCCCTTGCCTGCAATACCAAATTGGGCGCTGCCTTGGGCCTTGTGTTAGTGGTTTGGTTAGCGAAGAAGATTATCAACAGCAGGTTGAGTATGTTCGCCTGTTCTTGTCCGGTAAAGATCAGCAAGTACTGAATCAACTCATTTCTCGGATGGAAGCGGCTAGTCGTGACCTGCGTTTTGAAGATGCCGCACGGATACGCGATCAGATCCAAGCGGTTCGTCGGGTGACGGAGAAACAATTTGTTTCTGGTGACGGTGAAGATTTGGATGTCATCAGCGTCGCTTTCGATGCTGGCATGGCCTGCGTATATGTCCTTTTCATCCGACAGGGGAAGGTACTTGGTAGCCGGAGCTATTTCCCGAAAGTACCTAGCGGTACGGAATTGGGGGAGGTTGTGCAAACTTTTGTCGGGCAATTCTATTTACAAGGGAGCCTAGGTCGGACGCTTCCCGCCGAAATTTTGCTTGATTTCACCTTGCCCGATAAAGATTTACTGACAGAGTCTCTGACCGCAGTAGCAGGCAGAAAAGTACAAATTCAGACAAAACCTCGCGGCGATCGTGCTCGTTATTTAAAATTAGCGCGGACGAATGCTGCTACGGCGCTGGTCACGAAATTATCTCAGCAATCCACTATTCATCAGCGTTTGGCTGCATTAGCCAACGTCTTGCAGTTGCCAGAAATTCACCGAATGGAGTGTTTTGACATCAGTCATACTATGGGGGAACAAACTGTGGCATCTTGCGTGGTATTTGATGCTAATGGCCCGCTGCGTTCGGAATATCGCCGCTATAATATCAGTGGTATTACGCCTGGCGATGACTATGCCGCTATGGCGCAAGTCCTCCAGCGTCGATATGGTAAAGCGTTAGATGACAGTAAAATACCCGATGTGATTGTAATCGATGGTGGGAAAGGACAACTCGGCCAAGCCCAGACCGTGTTTGACTCCTTGCAAGTATCGTGGGATAAAAATAAACCTCTGCTACTTGGTGTTGCGAAAGGCAGCGATCGTAAAGCGGGCCTGGAAACGCTGTTTTTTGAGGCTACAGGTGAGGGTATGGCTTTGCCAGCTGATTCCCCAGCGCTGCATGTGATCCAGCATATTCGTGATGATTCGCATGACCATGCGATTGGTGGGCACCGTAAGAAGAGAGCGAAAGTGAAAAACACCAGTACGCTGGAGCTTATTGAAGGTGTCGGCCCTAAACGTCGTCAAACCCTGCTGAAATACATGGGGGGGCTGCAGCCTTTGATGAATGCCAGCATTGAGGAGATTGCAAATGTTCCAGGAATTTCGCATGCATTGGCAGAAAAGATCTTCCATGCATTGAAACACTAGGGACAATGTAGCAACATACTCCTAGTATCCACTCCAGCCAGATAGTTACCTAAGCGCTATGCAATTTAATATACCGACGTTGCTTACCCTGTTTCGTGTTGCTCTTATTCCGTTTTTCGTGCTGGCGTTTTATCTTCCATTCGTCTGGGCACCATTGCTTTGTTCGTTGATCTTTGTATTTGCTGCCGTGACGGATTGGTTTGATGGTTTCCTGGCTCGCCGCTGGAAGCAAACCACGCGTTTTGGTGCCTTCCTCGATCCTGTTGCTGATAAAGTGATGGTAGCTGTCGCGTTGGTGTTGGTTGCGGAATACTATCATTCTTGGTGGATTACGCTGCCCGCTGCAACGATGATCGCGCGGGAAATCATTATTTCGGCATTACGCGAATGGATGGCTGAAATTGGCAAAAGGAGCAGCGTTGCCGTATCGTGGATAGGGAAGGTTAAAACCACTGCTCAGATGATGGCGCTTTTTGCTTTGCTATGGCGTCCAGAACGTATTGTTGAAGGTATTGGTGTTGTTGCATTGTACATAGCGGCCGTACTGACTTTCTGGTCCATGTTTCAATATTTGAACGCTGCGCGTCACGATTTGCTTGAACCTTGATCGAAGCGACGTAAAAACCAGCAAACGAATGCGGTTGCTTGATAATTCTGTTGACTCATCGCGTCAGGTCAGTAGAATGCACCGCATCAACAGCGACGCTGGTTTGTAAGAAGTTAGAAAAATCAGCAGGTTCTGTGTTGCGGGAATAGCTCAGTTGGTAGAGCACGACCTTGCCAAGGTCGGGGTCGCGAGTTCGAGTCTCGTTTCCCGCTCCAATTTAAAGCATCAGCATTTGCGGATGTTGGTTACTAAAACCTGAATATTTTGGCGCGTTAACAAAGCGGTTATGTAGCGGATTGCAAATCCGTCTAGTCCGGTTCGACTCCGGAACGCGCCTCCAATATTTAAGCCCGGGTGGTGAAATCGGTAGACACAAGGGATTTAAAATCCCTCGGCGTTCGCGCTGTGCGGGTTCAAGTCCCGCCCCGGGCACCATTGATTTAACTTCAATAAAAACAAGAAGTTACAAAACAAAATTCAACCACCGCAAGGTGGTTTTTTTGTGCCTGAAACCCCCTTTCCTAATATTCTTCCTAATATGATTTTCGCGTGTTTGGTGAATATGCAATTATCTTGAATTTTTATTCTGACCACCCACGACAGGAACGATAGGTATTTTTCGGTCGTATCGTGCTGTCTGGCTGATTGTCATGTGTCCTGATATTGCCTGTTTTTCTGCTAACGTCCCATCGAGATCTGAAACCCCTTTAGCCTTGAGATCGTGAAACGTAAAATCAAAACTCAGGTGTGGAAATGCTGCGGCCGCATCTTCTTTTGCCTGCTGCCACCGACTGTTAAATCCGTCGCGGGTGTAACGTCCTCCGGTTGCCTGATGAATCAAGTACATGCTGTGAACCCCTGTTTTTATCGGTAGGCTCTGTGCGTTTGTGACAGCGGCTCTCAGTCTGTCTGTCCACGCCTTGATTTGTTTTGCTCCAGTTTTTCCTTGTGCGATAAAAATCCCCTGTTCTAATATCTGGCCTTCAGTCAGCGAGAGAACATCACCCTGCCGTGAGAGGCACAGATACGCTATTTCCATAGCCACCTGGACAACTGGCGCCGCGACGGAGTATAGGGCGTTATACTCGTCATCCGTCACGTAACGATCTCGCGCCACTTCTTTGAACTGTTTAACGCCCGTGCATGGGTTACCTTTACATAGCCCCCGCTCGTATCCCCACCGGAACACTCGCGACATAAACGCCTTTTCTCTGTTCGCCTGCGTCTTGCTTTTCACGCCGCGCTTATCCATATATTTCCTGACGTGTTCAGGCTTGATTGAGTCGGGCGACATCCCGCCAAAAACTGGAATTATTTTCGCAGAGTATTTCCGGTAGTCCTTTTGTGTTTCACTCGCGAGATCGAGGAAGTCCGGCGATTGCATAAATCGCTCGGCCATTCTCTCCAGAGTGAATTTTTCCTCACGATAATTATTTGCCGCGTCGTACTTTTCCCATATTACCGGAATAGGGGAGTCGAGAGGGCATAGTGAAATGGAGCCGCCGCCAACGGGGTGGAATTCATATTTGCTTTTCCCGCGATATACGCGTGGCGGTAATGCGTTATCGCGGGGATCTTTGCGTTTACGAGCCATAATTAAATCGCATCAAAATTAGGCTGTTCAACTTCTTTATGCTCAGCTTTCGCAGCGGATAGGCTTGCGTTAATTGCTGTCCACGTAACACCTGGGCGCCCATCCCTGCGGGTGATAAACGAAATGCCGGATCGGGTTAAAGCGGCACGTTGCTTTGACGCATACTTATAGCCTGTCAGTTCTATTAGCTCGTCGTCGGTTAATAGGTCGGTCATGGTCTTGCCTTAATTTATCAATGATAGCGTCGGCTGCTGCACATGATTGGTCTATATCCTGCTGCGTTAGAGTCGTCTTTCTTACGCTTGCAGACAGCCGACCGATTTTAATATCGAACTCAGATAACAGGCATTTGCCCGGTTTCCATACTTGCATTGTGACCCCCTGTAAAATGGAGGTCACACGGTATTGCTAATGGCGGGTTATTTCTGATTATCGTTAATCAGCTTTTCCGGCTTACGCCTGTCGCAAGTCACTTTCACATCAGACGGAAAATGGAATGCGAACACGCTACGAGACTGCACCGCTATCATTCCGTTCCGTCCATCTGGTAAAACGATGTGAATAACGTCCCCACGTTTTGCCGACATTTTTAGCATTGGTCTTGCCTCGCTATACGGTGGTCAGCCGTGTTATCGAACTTGCAGAGAACGCGCACCGATTTCAATGTGCGCGCCGGGTACTTCCACACCGTTTTCAATGGCTTCCTTAATGGCTTTTTTGTCCGGTGCCACGATGGTTTGAACCGCTACCAAATCATCAGGCAGCAGGCCTTCATTATCGATAATCACACTTGCGACACCCTTACGGGCTGTAAACGTGTTCGTGGTCGTTTTGAGCTTATCGAGGCCAGCAGCCAGCAGGCAATTCAACACATAGCCCTTTAGTTGCTTGGCGCGGTTCTCAAACGATTTTTTGCGGTCAGTCAGACGCTTGACTTCTTCGTCACACGTTTTTGCCAGCCCCTCAAGATTGCGAACATGGATATACGCGCCGTCCAGCTTGTCAGCTAATTCCAGTTCGATCCCTTCCATCGTGTCAGCGATCATTTCAGGCGTTAAATCATCGGACGTTTCCAGCAGTTGCTGGAGTTTCTGCAAATCATGCGCAAGCGCAATAGCGGTAGTAGTTGTCATGCTTTTTCTCCTTCAGTGGCGTTAAGCGCGGCTATGCGCTCGTCTTTGATTTGAGTCAGGCGGCGCAGGCGACCAGAGAGATATTTAGCGTGTTCAGTGTCACCTTTGGTCTCTGCATTTTTTCTATGAGCCTCGAGCTCACGGGCGAGGGTGCCGAACACTTTGTTAACCTCGTTAACATTGACAGCGTTCTCCAGTGTTGCTGCGTTTTTTGTGAATTTCTCATCTAGCGCGGTACGCATGCGCACGGTGTCCTCGGCCTTATCGCTGGCGGCTTTTATGTCAAATTCCAATTTATTTTCCGCCCGGTATTCAGGGTTGTCATATAGACCAAGGAATATGTCAGCAGAGAAGCCAAGTTGTGATAGTGCTTTCTTTGTGGCATCAGTAAGTGATTTTTTGGGTGCCTCTCCATCGCTAAGTGGACCGTACTTACTGCCGTAAATGTATGGGGTGCATCCGTAGGCAATAATTTCCCCATTATTACCGCCAAGGGTGTATTGGAGTTCGATTTTTACGACGTGATTGATTTCTGTAAGGTATCCGCCAGAGCCGTCTGGAATAATTTCAGCGATATCGTTTCCATTGGCATCTTTGATCTTACGCATGATTGGTGCGCCCTTATCAAAGCGCTCTTCTAAAATCTTTACGCGCCAATTAATACCTTGTGGGCCAAACACCTTAGTGGCCTGCATAACCATGTAGGTGCCGTTGATTGACGTGCCGCCGCCGTTGGTTGCGAACCCCTTGGTGTATCGCTCGTCGGTCTTCCACACTTCACGCCAAATCTTGAGGTTTTCTTGTTCATCGTGCTCGGCACCTGAAATTTCAGCTTCAACCGCTGATACTCGCGCGTGAAAATCATTTTCTGTCGCTGGCACCTCTGTCGCGTAAACGCCGTACCCCAGCTGGTCGAGTGCTTCTTTTGCCTGCTGTGCGGTGCTGTCGCTGATAACCTGCTCACCAACTGCGCCGCCTTGTGTGATGGTTTCCGCAGGGGGCGTAACGGTTTCAGCCTTAGGTGTGTTGGTTGCGCTGGCCGCTTCCGTTTTTTCGCCCTGATTTGAGGCTGTTTCACCCATCAGGCCATCAATAGAGAATCGGCCATCACCCATGTTTTCCACTTTGATTTCTGATGGCATATGCTCCGCGAGAAAATCAACCACGAACTGGCGGCGGGCGTTTGCGTCTGTCAGTAACTCAGGGCGTTTTTTGCCTGCGCTAACCAGAGCAAAAACAATAGGTCGGGGGATTTTTAGTGCGTTTTCCGCTGTGCGTAATTCCATAGACCAGCGCTGGAATTCTTCGCCATTTTGATTAATCAGGAAGTTAGATTCACGGACATGATCAGCGGTTAATTCCCAGCAGTCGGCCGCATCACGCACAAGCGCTGCCGCAACTTCTTTATCCAACATAGCGTACGTATGGGTGTACTGACGCTCACGATCCAGACCAGCAATCAATGGTGTTTTTGCTGGAGTATCTTCGTTGGGTTTATTTGTCAGCGAATCAACGAACGCCAGAATTTCTCGCTCTGGTACATCGGCGATAGATGGGAATTGAGCGTTAACTGAATTCACTACATTGAGTAGCAATTCATCAGTGACGTTTTCCAGCGATTTGCTGTCACTGAGTACGCGGATCAGCTTGTCCGTGTCTGCGTCAGCACCCCCATCACCATCAGGCAGATCGAGATAATCACACACCATAGAAAACTCGTGCTCTGTGATTTCAGCCTGAGCATACAGCGCGAACGCCGCGATTTTTTCACGTAATGATAGCGCGGAGAAATCGACGAGATCGTTAGCCTGAGTTGGTGCCTCGATGCGCCGCCAGACGCCCTCTACCAGCTCGTTTTCCTGTAGGAATGTCTCGTCAAACTTTCCGACCGCAGGGCGGGGGGAACCTACGCAATCCTCTGTGATTGTGGGTTTAAAAAAGTTATCACTGGCGCCAGGGAATGTTTCTTCTAGCAGCATTACTGCTGCCATTTCTGCCAGTTTTTTGTTTTTTGCCTCAACCGCTGTTGCCAGTGGTATGGCGCCATTTTTTTGAGCTGATTTCTTTGGATGGAAAGCAGCTGTAAATGTTTCCATTGTCATTGGTCTTGCCTCTCATTTCTTAGTTTTTTCACATAGTTCATGCAACTGGTCGGGCTGCATTCTTTCCATAACTGCCTGTGCTGCATCTTCTGGCTTGGCGGGTAGTAGCAAACAGTGCCGTGTGGCGTGCGGAAAATCAGTGTGTTATTTCCTTCTTCCAGTTGAATGCCATTTCTGATGAAGAACGCCTTGATACGTTCATGTGCACCACCTCGGGCTTTGCGGCGCTGTTCTTTTAAGAAGGGTTTTAGATCCCTGTAGTGATCGCCTACATCACCCATGCTGATCTCTCACTTTTCGCATGAAATCGCTGTCTGGCGCGGGTGGTTCCAGCATTTCCCCATTACCCAAATAGTCCGGGTTCATGTATTGCTCATGGAAGATGTATGCCTCTTCTTGGCAGTTAGGGCAGTGATTGCTGCCGTGCATGTTGGTGCCGCACATTTCACAATGCTTACTCATAGTTCCTCCGCTTTAAACGCCTACAGACGGATGATGCTCAATGCAAAGCAGTCGCTGGATCTGATCCTCAATCTCACCAGCTTGAATCTGCGCATCAGCTATGATTTTTTGCTGCTGGTTTTTGAGGCTGGCGATCTGGCGGTTAGTCAGTTCGCTATTTGATATTTGGGGGATTGGGACGATAACAGCGTGGGTGCCAATTAGTGTATGTCCATACTGTGACATGTCACTAATTGCGATGAATGGTTTTTCTGTGTGCTTAACCCTGTGGATGTAGAGCGTTACTTCGACTTCTGTGATATCTGGCGCTTTCATAGCGTTCCTCGTATAATCACGGCTGATCAGTATCAGCGTTAGTTGGTATTGGTCTTGCCTTGCGGTTGCCTTGGTCGGCACCGCAGCTATTCCCGGGGTACTTTGGTCGGTTAACCGGGGTAACGAAGCCTGCCTAACGGTGGGCTTTTTTACGTTTGCGAAAAAATTGGCGGGTAAGGAAAAGGTCAAACCCCACCCGCCTAATGACTACACACCTCTCGCAGTTATCACGATGGCAACGTGATTTCGAATAGCGCCCGGAGTCGAACCGAGTAACGGGCAGGGAAACCCGTTAATCACCTGATCGCTAAATTTTGTGTGGTGGCCGGTGCTGATCTCCGGCAGGTCTTACTGATTTTCTCGGTTCTGTCTTGCACGGCATGACTAAAAGCATCTTCCGTGTGAGCATATGCCTTACTGATATGCCTACTTCACCTTGCCCCTACTGGCCGATTACCCACGCTCGATGCGGGCATCATTCTCCATCTACTCACAAGATTGCAGCGCATCAGCCTGCGCATTCACCACAGCGGAAAGAGCATTCCTTACATCCGGTCTGTAACTGAGTCGAGCTCTCGCGCAACCTTTACAAATGCTCTTACCTGTTGTGTGCTGGTCTTTCCCAGCCGTCACCGACCTATCGCCTCGGGGCGCTACTTGGTGGACATTTATAAAGACCGTCTTGAAGTAGTAATCCATCCAGTCTTGAATCAGTGCTCCGTAACGTGGAGCGAACGGACGGGGTTTAAGCCTCACGGGGCGTTCTATGCGCGGGATTACGTCGTCAACCGCGTTCACTGCCGTGACAGGGAGGGCTACTTGTCGTTCACCTTCTCCAGAACACACCATCCGTAATACTGGATGGGCGACCCGTTCCGAACTGGTGACCCCTACTGGATTTGAACCAGTGACCAATCCCTTATGAGGGGATTGCTCTAACCACTGAGCTAAGGGGCCGAATTCAGTAGAGTTGTGTGCCGGTTACGCTATCCGGCGTCGCTTACCACTCCAATCAGAGCAGAACTTACGACCGTATCTCTGGTGTTAGCGCGGTCTTTCCCGCTGTCAGAACGTGTTACCCAAACAGCGCAACTGCGCCTGGTTGATTTCCCACATCGCCACTCATTGAGCGTGGTCTGCGGTGTGGGTTGGTCTTGCCTTGCCACACTTTCCCGCTGTGGCTACGTAATTTGTGCCGGGATACATCATCACGCCCGGCTCGTGCTATCCTTGCCGTCACCACAACTGCAAGAAGGGATCATGCAATGTCTGAAATTGAAGAACTCAAATCAGAACTGGATAAAATCAGGAGTGAACTTGATTCACATAAAGCGCTGTTTTTAACCATCCTTCGAGAACTTCCACCACAAAAAACATCAGAACTCTTTCTAAAATACGGTGGGGCTTTTGGCGATTTGGGGTTGGTTGAAACCGACCCAGAAAAGAAATCGCCAGTTACCGTTACTCAAGTTCTGTTTTCGATAGATAAGCATAAATAGCATCATCTATTTTGTTGCCGTTATGGTTGCTAACGGCATCAAGCGCTAACTGAAGAACTGCCTTTGCATTATCAGTGCTAACCCCACCTGTCGTTCTGGTCAGGCTGGCACGCAGGGATTCAATAACGTCAGCGAATCCCTCAACCACACAATCAGAAACTACTTGCTTCATAACTGAAACCTCACATTCAATTACCATCTAGCGAATCATCTACCTGTTCATACGCCGGTAGCGGCTACTTCGTGGGCGTCCTGCCTGTTCGCTGTTGATGGGGTGACTTTAGCTTAATGCTAAATTTAATGCAATAGCATTTTGCTAAATTTCACTGTTGAGATCTACGGACACAAAAAATCCCGCAGGTGCGGGATCTTGTCTTTTGCAGGAAGGAGGTAGGGAGTTAGGTACTAGTAATCGACATATGACCACCAAAAAACACGACCAATTATATCTATTGAACTGATGGGTTTTTCTTCTGCGGGATGCTCGTCGCTGTTGTAGCTGCGAATGCTCACAGTATCAGGGCCTGTGCGATACAACAGTTTTATTCGGTTCCAGCCGTTTTGACTGATCGCATACATTTTCCCATCAACGATTTTTTTATCATTGGTATTAACAGCCACAGTCGTTCCATCAGGAATGTTAGGTTCCATGCTATTTCCTCTTGCGGGAAAGCAAAGAACGCCCGAACCGTCCGTATTTGCGCCAACTTTACGTAACGTAGATTTGGAGAATCGGAGCTTAAAGCCGTTGTGGTCTTCGCTTTGAATGCGCCCGTCACCACAGGCAAATTCAATATCTCTCAAGAATGGCACTTCAACTTCATCAGGTGAAAGGGGTGTGCTTTCATCCCATGCGTCAATCGAGCCATATGATGCTTGGCTCTCTTCTAATCGCATTGGTTTTTCTGCATCTTTAATGCTGAGCGGATCGGTAAAATCCATTAAAAACCAGTGTTCGGGATATCCAGTTAAGCTGGAAAGAGCTGAAAGACTTTTACCACGAGGAGATGTTTTCCCACTGACCCAATATTGCACGGATTGCGGGGAGATCCCTAGTCGGCGCGCAAGCTCTGACTGACTCCAACCATTCTCATCAAGTATTTGGCTCACTCGTTGCGCTGATGCGGGCTGTGGCAACAAGGCGGGTGATATATCATCATGGATACTATCCATCCACCCCTTTGATACACCTAACGACTCTTCTATCTTCCTCGCCATTCTGTCGCCAATGTTTCTGTTTGGCGACACTCCGATTATTTGGCTAAGCACTGACGGAGTAATGCCGCAGCGTTCAGCAAAGGCTGCTTTTGTTAGTTTCCCCGACTGCACGTAGTCCGCAAGCAGTGCTTCAAGGTTTTGTTTTCTGATGTCTTTACTTTCCATACCTTGATTCTCACATCTTTTAGCATATTGATAAATACGCAATTTGCTAAATTTCTATTGTCTTTAATTTAGCATTAAGCTAAATTCAACTTGTCGCATTAACCAATCGGAGAGAAACACATGAGCAATGATTTATTCCGCTGGCGTAAGCAGGCGTCAGCCGATGAGTGGAAGCGCCTTGCTTCTATGGCGGGGACGACGGTTGGCTACCTCAATCAGATCGCCTATGGGTTCCGCAGGCCATCCGCAAGAAAGGCGGAGATCATTGAAGTGGCAACTAGGAACTTTGGGGCATATCAGCCAGTAACGAAAGAGAATTTGGTTTTCACCATTCCCCGCGGAAAAACAGCGTAACGATAGTGGGCTTAAAAATCTGATTATCAAAAATCAATTTGCGACAGGAGACGCAATGAACATTCAGGAGCTGACGAAAGAGATCGAATCATGGGCGGTTGATGCAGGACAGGAAACTGTAGCGATCGAGATAACCAAACGATTTTTTCTGGCTGGTGGCGACCCACATATCCGGCTGCATGAAATCGAGCAGCGCGGCGTTGCTGACTGGAAATCGATAAATAACAACAGGCAGCAGATTTTCCGCTGGTTGCGTAGTGACTCACGCGCAGCACAGAGAAAAGTCCAGTTGCTGGCTCCGGTGATGCTTGCAGCTCTACCGGGGGAACGACGGGCACGTTTGCAGAATGACCGATCTGTTAACTACCTGACGGCAGTGGCCATCCGTGAATTTTCCACAGCGATGAATGCTGTGCTGCTCGGATGCTGTGACATGTCACAACGAATAAATAAAGCGACAGAGGCGATGTACGCGCTGTTGCCAGTTACTCAGCAGTTAGTTGCATAGCGAGGCAAGACCAATGCTTACACGAATCGACAGAATTACATACCGGAACGGATTCCGGCTGAATGGCCAGCCCGTCAGCATTGATGACATTGAGCCAGTTTTTGATGGCCGTCGCGTTGCTGCGCTTTCAGTGAGGGAGCAATACGAGAAAAGTAAGGCGGCATTAAAAATGCTGAACCTGTCACCTGAAGAATATCAGGACGCAGTACGGCAGATAGCGGATGCGCTGGGGATTTAATCATGGCTATCAGAAGAGGCCCTCGGCCTGAGTCTCAATTTTACACGCTGGATAAATCGATCAGTGAAGACCTCGCTTTGTCATGGGGCGCACGCGGCTTATTGATTTACCTGCTTGGCAAGCCAGATAACTGGGAGGTTTCCGTTGCTGATTTGATTAACCAGACAAAGGGATCTGGCAAACCAGCTGGGCGGGACGCCGTCAGGGGATTAATCAACGAGTTAAAAGCATCCGGGTACATGCACGCTGATACTAAACGTAACACCACTGGATCGTTTGATGGCGTGTCTTACGTGGTCAGCGAAGTACCTCGAATTTCACCGGAGACGGATAATCCGGCGACGGTTAAGCCGGAGACGGCAAATCCCCCACTAATAAGTAATGAATTAAAACAAGAACTGAATATAAACAAAAAAACACTTGTGTCATCTGGCGATGACGCGAGTAAGAAATTAACCAGCTCCCACTCCGATGAATTTGAATCCTGCTGGAAGGCCTATCCAAAACGAGAGGGGTCAAATCCGAAAAATCATGCATTCAAACACTGGCAAGCCCGAA